CCCAAATTGAACTATCTGAATCAGTTGCCGGCAGTACCGGAGGATAAGATGGCAATCCCGGAACCGCGAAGTCTTAAAGAGGAGATTAAGAATGCAATCCAGTCGGTCATGACAGACTTTAAGAATAGTTTCGCAAAGAATAATGATGAGAAGGAGGATAAAGAAGAGGATGTTCTAAAACCTATCATAATGAATAAGTCATATATTAAAATCAATGAGTTGCTGGGAGCCGATGGATTCGACATTCAGGACGCAAAAACATCTGTCACGGAGGAGCAGTTGGAAAAACTCAACTCTAAGATGGAGGAAGATGAAAAAGCTCTTGCGAAAAAGGAGGAGGAGATTAAAGCGCTGAAGGAGCAGGTGAAAAACTTGCAGGCATCAGCGGGCGAAACCTCGGCACAGGCAGAGGAGGAAGAGAAGGAAATGGCCTCTTTCGATGCTATCAAGAAGGCGCAGGAGATGTACGATATGCTCTAGAAGTTTTTCATAAGTTAGTTAGTTGTTAGTATAATGGGTAAAGTTGTTATTAATGCAGATGATTTAGCTAAGAGCGCTGTCAAATTCAGACCGGAGCTCTTGGCAATGTCGGTCATCGGACTGGAGAATACCAAAAAGCACATGACTATCCGCCCGGGAATTCGCTACAAGGAGATTGTCGGCGAACTCTCCGGTAACTTGGAGGTCGGTCCTTACTCTGAGACGAGAATCGACGAGACGGATGTGAATGTAACCAAACGTGAGTTGGAAACATTCCTCGGTTCAGTGGTCAAACCTTTCTCTCCCAACTCGGTATATAGCTCCATCTATGGTAGCTCTATCACTAAGGGGGACGCATTGAAGGATACCAATATCACTAAAATGGTTTTGGCTTACCTCATGAAGCAGGTGGCTAAATCTTTGAACAATGCGATTTGGTCAGCCGAGCGTAACGCCGCAGGAACGAAGACTATTGAGTTGTTCAATGGGTTCGATACCATCACCAAAAACGAGATTGCCGGCAAAAACATGTCAGCGGAGAATGGTAACTTGAAGGTATTCTCTGAGAAAATCGATAAGACCAATGCCGTTGACGCGCTGAAGGAATTTTACCGCACCGCGGACCCTGTTCTGCAGGAGGAGAATACGAAGCTGTTCTTGACTCCGGAGATTTACGACGCTTATGTGGATGATTATCAGTCTACCGTAGGGGCAGTGATCTACAATACGGAGTTCGAGAAACGAGTGCTGGAGGGTTCGGACGGTAAATGTGAGCTGGTTAAATTGGCAAACAAGGCTGGTTCTAATTATATCCACCTGAGTACTCAATCCAACATGTTGATTGGCGTTGACCAGGAATCTGATTTGGAGTCAATCACGGTCGAGAAGCATGCTGCATTCGTGTTGCAGTTTATCGCAACGCTGTTCTTCGGTGTGCAGTTTGAGTCTATCAGTAAGGAGAGATTGTTGGTCGGTCAGTTGTTTACGGCATAAATAGGAGGTTATTATGGAATGTACAACCAAATCAATATATGAGTCTTTGAATTTTTGCGACGGTCAGACGGTTCTTCCGGGTATCAAGCCCAAAGTTTACTTCCTGCCGAAATCAAAAATTCTCTCTTGGCCTAAATTACCTCAAATCAGCGAGGCGGAAAAGATGTCCGACTTGGCTAAGTTGAAGGGTAGTTTCGTGCTTGAGGCGGACTGTAAGTGGAGAATTCTGAAGGCATTGGCAACAAAGTCTAATGCTACCAGTGAAACACAGGGTGAGTACCCGAGTGTTACAGCGCTCAACAAGGCTACGCTGAAATATCCCGGCACGGATGAGGAGGCAGCAGGTTTCGCACGTCAGGCAATGAGTGATGACCTGGTGTATCTGATTCAGCAACGTTCAGGTAAGTTTCGCGTGCTGGGTAGCGAGAGTTTTGAAACGACCACGAAACCGTCACTGGCCATGGGTGAGGGTAACACCGGAGAGGCTGGTACAACGCTTGAAATTGAAGCAACGGATATCTGTTTCGCTCCTTTCTATGAGGGCAAAATCGAAACAGAAGATGGCAATATCAGCGGTGTAGACGGCTCCGCTTGGGTAGAGGAGCAAGAATAGACAGTTCTCATCGTTTCGTATATATAATCTGAGGGTGGCGGTTCATGTGTGCCGTCACCCTTTTTAATTCTAAACAAGATGGACGATCAATTAACAGAGAGTATAAGACAGTATCTCGACACGCCGGAAGCGGATAGAGATATTACCAAGGGCGCAAAAATCATGCTGCGACTGAATCGAAATACGATTCTATATCAAAATGTATTGCGCAAGCCGGAGAAGCTGGCGGCCAAAGTGGAGTATGAACTTAAGAAGTATCTTAAACTTCGATTGGATAAGATGACCGTGGAGGACGTCGTGCGCATGGAACGGGTGACCGTGCCGGCTGCAGCGGAGGACATTGCGGAGGGCCAACCTGTTGTATCTTCCGAGGATGAACTTCCGGAGGGAACGGTGGCCAAGGGGAAACGTGATGACCACGATGAATTGCCGGAGGAGATTCAAAATTACTGGATAGCTGCGGGCGAACTATTCTTCAAAATAAAGCAGTTGTTTGAACAACTGAAGGGGATGGAGGACGCTCAGGCATGCGACCGTTACGAGTATCTGAAACAGTTGGACGAGGCGGATAAACAATACCGCGCTTATTTGGCTGCATACGATAATTACGACCCGGATAATGCGGATTATACGGAGGTTGTAGACGAGGTGTATTTGGCTAAAAAGGTATCTGCAGCCAGAAAGTACATTTCCGTAAACAAGGGAAGATTGGAAGAATTGAAGGAATCGGATCCGGATATGTATGTGGAGCTCCTCAAACGAATTCAGATACGCATCGACTTCCTTGAGAAGCACGAAATCAACATTGAGGAGTCTACACGAGAGGAGCTTAGATCTTTGGGATTGAAAGCATGAGTCGTGGACTAATTGACCTTATCATTAAGCCTATCAAATCTGCGCCTTTACAGGCCTATCTTGACAGCCGGATTCAACTCTTCGATGTAATCGACAAGATTCTTGGAGAGACGGGTCCGGCTGATATTTTAATTTCTACCTTTTCGACGTCGGAGGAGTTTCTTCGACGTATCTACAAGCAGAAGCAGGCGGGAAAAATTCGACACGCGGTGATGATGGCGGACATGAAGGCGGCGAAGAAGACGGTGATTCTTAATGCGCTGATTCGAAGCATATTTGACCAATGTTACCTGACAGAAAACCATAGCAAGGTGATATTAATCTCAAACGAGAAATGGAGGGTGTCTATCTGTACTTCTCAGAATCAGACGAGGGGTAACCGTACGGAATCGGGGATGATTTCCACGGATCCGGTCATCTACGAAGACCTTTTTGAGAGTTATAAAAATATTGTATCAACTAAAGCTATCTTATTGGATGGACTATTCAACGGAAGAGATCAACAAGGTGTCTGAACTGGCGGGGCTGCTAACTCCGCTGAGTGATATTGCTGTTCTGATGGACATTGACGAGGATATTCTTCGCAGGGATGTGCGTGACCGTGCGAACGAGGTGTCCAAGGCATACTACAAGGCGAAGGCGCAAACGGCCCTCAATCTTCGCAAGCAGGAGATTGAGCTGGCGAATGTGGGGTCTCCGCTGGGCGTGCAACTGACCGCCGGATATATGATAACAATGGATAGCGACGAAGACTTGTAAATATGCCTATACCTGCAACTTTCGACATGTGTCAGCAATATCTTTTTGCGGATGTGGACGAGATGAAGAATGCCGGCATTCCTGTCAGTATTCAGTCTCGGCTGATTCGCCTAAGGGATATGTACAACTATTGGCTGGAGTTTCCGAACAAAAAGGATATGGAAATTGTGACGGAACTGATGAAGCGATACTCTATTGGGAAAAGTCAGGCTTACGATGATATCAAAATTCTAAAGTTCGTCCTTGGCCACTTCGCTAAAACAACGAAGGATTATCATCGGTACAGATTCATCATGATGGTGGAGGAGTCATTCAATGTGGCGAAGTTGACCAAGGACGCGAAGGCGATGGCATCCGCCGCAAGCACGTACGCTAAATATTGCCAACTGGATAGAGAGGACGAAAAGGACAAGGGGTACGACCAGATTATCCCTCAGGCATTCGAGCCTACAGACGACCCGACCGTTTTAGGACTTAAGAAGATTCCGGATATTCGCGAGCGCATCGAAAAGACAATCAAGAAATATTGGAACGATGACATCGAGGAGGTGGCGCTGGAATCTGCGGAATACGATGAGGATAAAATATTTAAACCGACTAAATTAAAGGAGGAAGATGAAGCAGTACTTTAACGATCCACAGATGGAGGTTATGTTTACGGGGGCGAAGGATAATATCATTGTTGGCGGACGTGGTATCGGAAAAGGTCTGATTCATGCGGCATGGAACCTTCGAAACATGCAACGGATGCCGGGGTCAATCACAGGTGTGGTCGGCGCAAACGGTAAACGTGTGCTAACCAATACGCTTCCTTCCATGCTGATTCATTGGGAGAACTGGGGGTACAAACGAGACGTGCACTATGTCATCGGACGAAAGCCTCCGGAATCATGGGGATGGGGCAAGCCTCTCTTCCAGCCTGAGAACTATGACAATGTGCTATCGTTTTACAATGGGGCTATCATGTATATCATTTCGCAGGATCGAGCGGGTACTTCTAACTCTCACTCTTACGATGCGCTCGACATTGACGAAGCGAAGTTCATTGATTTCGAACAACTGAAGGATGAAACTCTTCCGGCGAATCGTGGTAACCGGCAGCACTTCGGCAAGCATTATTTCCATCATGGGATGTTGATTTCGTCGGATATGCCGGTCACTAAGAAGGGGTCTTGGTTTCTGGGTTATGAAAGCAAATGCGACAAGGAACTTATCGAGACGATTCAAGGTATGGTGTACGAAATATGGAAGGTGAAAAAGCGCATTGAGTCTGACCGCGCAGCGGGTGTCTCTTCGCCTGCGTACCTGAAGGGGTATCTGAAGAAATTAAACCTGGACTTATGTCGGTTGAGGAGCGTGGCGGTGTTCTACAAGGAATACTCTTCTATCTGGAATATGCAGATTCTTGGCGAGAAGTGGATTAAAGATATGAAGCGTAACCTTCCGGGACTGACTTTCCAAACATCTATTTTATGTAAAAGGATTGGAATTACAAAAGATGGATTCTATTCTTCACTGACTCCGAAACATAAGTACCATGCTAGTAACTTCGGCTATCTGGACTCTTTGGAGTATAAGTTTGATAAATTGCAGACACCTTCCTCTTTGGCGGACTCGGATGTTGAGCCTGATCTTCCTATCTGTGTTTCATTTGATTACAACTCGAATATTAACTGGCTTGTGGCCGGGCAGCCTCAGGGGGATAAGTTGATGGTACTTAAATCATTCTTCGTTAAATTTGAAAGAAAATTGCCGGAGCTGGTGGATGATTTCTGTGAGTACTACCGGCATCACCGCAACAGAGAGATTGTATTCTACTACGACGCGACGGCGCTGGGTAGTAACTATGCGGTTAACACGGAGGACTTCCGCTGGGTGATTGAGCATCAGTTTCAAAAGAATGGATGGGGCGTGCGTGGCGTCTATATCGGTAAGCCAATGAATCACCTAGAGAAATACTTGCTGATTAACCGAATGCTGGATGGAAGGGCGCGAATGAAGCCGATGTTCAACGAGACCAATAATGAGGACTTGCTGATATCTATCCAGACGGCCGGTGTCTACAATGGTGGCAAGGATAAGAGGGGCGAAAAGCTGGCTGAGACGGAGGAGGACAGGCTGGAGAATAGAACGGACGGGTCGGATGCTTTCGATACACTGGCTATCGGTGTGGAGAAGTTCCCTCAGTTTAGGGCGGGTTTCTTCGTAACATCATCCATGTAAATATGCTTTCCGTATCAGTGCGCCGGCAAAGCGGAGCAGTCTTCGCCTACTCCACAGATTGCCAACGCACAGATACTACAAGCCAATAAGGTATCGACCGGCTTCCCCCGTCGATGAATCTGTTTTGCGTTCCATGACCACGCAGGGGAAAGAGAGCTTGATGTGTCAGTGTACCAACAAGGGGAAGCCGACTTCGTCCACTTCCTTCTTCCTTGTTGTTACACCAACACTACAAGCCAATAGGGTATCGACCAACTACGTTCGTCGATGGGTTTCTTATGCGTTCCTTCAACCACGCAGGGGTTGACCTACGGTCAATTACCTATCCGGAAGTCTCTACGGATGTCTTGCTCCTTACCGTGCATGAGCGCCTTGCTGGTTACCGTGCGTGGTGAGCGTGGCGGATAGGTAAGTGATTTTGTC